CTCCACCTCCACAGCACTTGTGCAGTTTAATGTGTCGGCCCTTGGATTTACCCCTCACTGTTTTATTTTTTCCCCAACCATGCGCTATCGGCGTGCCAACGCAGGCATCACCCCTTCTAACATGACTCGTGAGAGGAATGAGGTTTACTGGCGGGGTTTCAAGGAGAACTTACGATTTGCTACCTCGGACTCCAGTGATTGGAAATGGCGTCGCATTGTTTTTTCTGCGCCTGGTTTCGATTGGACTTTGCAGGATGAAGTCGGTCTCATTAGCGAGTTTTACCCCATGTCGAACGGGGAAATTGAAATTAATGGTTACAAGCGTGTTTTTTATCGTTTGGAGCCTGCAGCCTCTGCTACGGACCCCGATGCTGCAGATCGTATGCAGAATCGTGTTTACAATGCCTTGTTTAGAGGTTTGCGCAATCAGGATTGGAATAATCCTATGACTGCGATTACGGACGGTCGCACTGTTCGTGTTCACTCCGATACTATTCGGAGTATATCATCCGGTAATGATTCGGGTGTACAAAGGATGTACAAAATGTGGCATCCTATTAATAGAAATATGGAATACGCCTTCCTTGAGTCCGGCAAGGAACAAGCCCAGAACCCCACTGCCTTGGATCATATTGGTTCACATGGAGATGTGTACGTCATAGATTTTTTCCAGTGTGTTACTGATGATGAGACGGCAAGTCTTTCTATTGGTACGGATTCTATTGTCTATTGGCATGAAAGATAGGCTCTCCTACATAGATGAATTTACAATTTTTTTCCAACCAATCTACGTCCGCACCTTTGTCTTCTCGTGGGTCGTTGTTAGACAAGTATATGCTTGGTCTCCCCCATTTGATCAACTCTTTCCCTTTGTATTTGTCTGTTGCGTAGAACTCAGTTTGGCAGCCTAGCCAGAATTTGTATGAATGTAGGTATTCCAAGCCACCTTGGATATCGTCGAATACCGCATAGTTTACACCCTCGGTTGACTCAGCCAAGGAAAATAAGCCTCCGAAATATGCGTGTTTTCCAAGTGATCTTGCCCACACTGTCTTCCCCATTCTTGATGGCCCCCACAATACGAGAGATTGACGTCTGCCTAGAGCGCGTTAGCAAATGTGTAGAGCGGATCGTGGCCCTCGGTAGGGGCCCGATCTACAAGCGGTAAAGAAGCCGAAGGCACAGATGGGTGGCTTATGTGTTCTGCCCCTGCCAGAGCTTACCTAATTGTTTTCCTCCACCAAGGTTGTGATCAGCCCATTCACGCATAGCCGTCGTTTGTTCCTCGATAAAAGAAATTCCCTCTGGATGCTCGTATTCAAGAAGAATTGGTCGATACTTCCAGTCACAGTACTTTGCCAGATTCCCAAAATTGCATGCCATGCTACGAGGATCGCATTCCTCAACTCGTGTCCAAAACTCGTCTCTAGTCTCAGCTGCGACAATAAAAGCCCATTTATTTTCTCCTTCACCGCGTGATACTCCGCTCGGTCGCTCAAGCCCTCCTGCGACAACGTCGCCATCCTTCGTTGCATAATCCCAACCTTTTTCAGGCGTTCCCCTACTGCGTACGATATTTGGATGATGTCCCGCGACATCGAAGATTCGTTCATTTCTGGTACGAAATTCTCCTTCAAAACTAAAGAATACGTGTAAATGAGTGCCGCCATCTTGATGTAGCTCTCTTCCGATGATGCACTCTGCTCCCAGCTCACTAAGTCGTGAGACAATTTCAAAAGGATCGAGATCTTGGCATTGTGCATATGTAAGGAGTCCATGTTTTGCTCTGAATTCGAATGGCATAGTGGGAGTGGACGAAGTTAATGTTATAGTCCACTCCCCCATCCTCCCTCCCTCCCACTGCTCAGGTATTTATACCCCAGCGTTCACCGCCTTTTTCTTTGAGCGATTTATTAAATCCCTCAACCAACACTCACCGCTTGTTGGTTTTTTATTTCCACCAATCAAATAAATGCCTCATCCCCACACACCATGTATTCCTATCGTCGACGATTTCGACGCAATACTCGCCGTGGTACTCGCCGTCGATCAGGCTTTGCCAGGCCCCGTGCGTACCGTAAAGGCGGTCAAGGACGCACTTATTCTCGTGTTATTCGACGAGTGCGTAGGACAAGGTTCCGAAGAAGAGTCCTGAATACTTCTACCACGAAGAAGCGTGATGCTATGCTTACTGCTGTCAAGTCACCTGGTGACTCCACCTCCACAGCACTTGTGCAGTTTAATGTGTCGGCCCTTGGATTTACCCCTCACTGTTTTATTTTTTCCCCAACCATGCGCTATCGGCGTGCCAACGCAGGCATCACCCCTTCTAAC